AGTTAGTTTTTCCAATACTGAATTCTATTTCAACAACACACTCTTTTTCGTTAGATGTATTAATAAGTTGCGTTTTACTAATCTTTCTAAAAGGTTTATTAAACAGAACAAAAGTCAATGCATCAAGCATTGTACTTTTTCCTGCTCCATTACTTCCTATGACTAAAGTAGACTTAAAATTAGTTAAAAGGATTTCTGTAAATTGATTCCCTGATGATAAAAAGTTTTTATATCGTAGAGTTTTGAATGTCAACATAATCAGGGGGAATCACAATGTCATTGGAAGTAATTATAGCATACTGATAGTCCATTTTATCACAAGCCATAAAAGCTACATGTGGATTGACTTCAGTAACCTCAAGTTCAGGATAATCAAGTTCTTCTAGCATATTACAATATCTGATAGCATCATCTTCCTCTTCAAACAAATAGAGAACCTTTTCTCCATACTTGTCTTCTACTGCATATGCACCTTCAGTATCTTCATCCTTGAGTGTTAGAATATACATTATTGCAACTGAAACGACTCCTGATAAATTGATTGTATTAAATCTTTAATCTTATTCTTATTTAACTTAATTTCAGATTCATCAACATACTTTTTTAATAGAGTCAATGTATCCTCATTTTGAACAATTTCATCAGAATCAAAATCAGAATTGAGTTTTATATGTTCAATAATCTTGAGTTCTACTGGTTGAACTTTTATCAGTTTATCTAGGAAATTTTCATATTTCTTTTGATTTGTTTTATTTTCTATGATTAATTTTACAATACAACCTTGATAAGAATCAAAATCTTCTTCAAGACAATCTTCATCATACTTACACATCTTGAACATTTCATATGGATTGTCTATGGAAATTATTTCATAAGTTTCTGTATCAAAAATTGTAAATCCCCTTTTATCATTATAATCATTCCAATACATTTGATATGGATTTCCTAAGTAAAAAATATTACCATCATCGCTTCTTGTGTGGTAATGTCCAGAAAATACTCTATCAAACTTTTTGAAGATTGATTTATCTTGACCATTTTCATTCAGGTGACCTCTGTGATGCTCAAACCCACTCAATTCTAAATGACCCATACAAACCTTTGCAGAGGTGCTTTGAATTGCTTGTAGGGTCTCCTGCTCACTATCTGGTGTTATCCAAGGAACAAACAGTATCTCTTGTTCACCAACTTGGACAGTAGATGGTTTATGATACACGTTGATGTTCTTATACTCATTCAACAAAAGCATTGGACTGTTTAGTTTTGTTGTATTCTTATAAAAAATATCATGATTACCCAAGATTGCATGAACCTTATATTTTTTTAGTGGTTCAAGAATAACCCTTCTTGTCCAATCAATACTCCAATAATCAGTTGATTTACGATTATCAAACATGTCACCCATGTGAATGACTGTATCAACTTTATATTTTTTCAAAGAGGGGAAAAAAATATCCTTATAAAATTTTTCAAAATAATCATGAAAAACTTTACTACCTTTTTTGAAGTTGAAGTGAGTATCAGTAATTATGCCAATTTTCATTGAAATCTATAATTAATATTATCTTTGATACTATTCATATCAGAATATCCTCCACTAAAATCTGGATCATCTATAGAGAATACTTCATCATAACCAGATCTTTCTATGATTTTAGATTTGATTTCTAACTGTTTCTTCTCTTTGGCAATTCTTCTTAAGAATGCATAATAAACAATTTGGGTAAAGTATGCAAAAGGATTGGTTCTGTTTATATCAAAGTTATGAATATATTGAACGCAATTTTCAATTCCATCACAAATCATATCATCCTTGAACATGTAGTTCACGAAGTTTGGTTTGTATGCAAGATGATTGGCAATGCGTAAGAAGCAGTCACCAAGATAATTTGTGATTCTTGGTTTAGGGAGACCTAATGACTTTGCTTCATCTACTTTCTTATTGTATTCAACAAGAGCTTGATAAAACTCTTTATTGTTTACATAATGCTCTGATTTCTTTTTACCTCTGACCATTAATATACTCATTAACTTTGTTTCATAATATAATTTAGTAATGTTAGTATACCATTAAATCAAGGAGTTGACAACTTCCTCGAATATGGTTAGAATCACTCTGTTAGGTTTGAAGGATAGGTACGGCTTAATTACTGTTATAGAGTTTTTCAAGTACTTTACGAGCTTCATCCACTTTAGAAATGAATCCTACAGTCTTCTCTAAAGATACTTGAGAAGAATTTTTGGTGTACTTTTCATAAACTCTAATGATTTGATCATTATAAATTTCAGTCATGGTAATGACTTTATTCATATCAATAATGTAAATATCATCATCAGGAATACACATCCAAGGCTTAACTTTATATCCAACTATTCCTTGACTTTTAGATACCATTGGTTCAATGATAACAGGAGTGTCAAGAATTAAAAGAGTTCTATCTTCTTCTTCTGATGGAGAGACCAATGCAAAGATTTCTTCACCTGATACTAATTTAATTGATGCATAAAATTCGTTATCCATTTATTTTTTAAAGTCTATTGTTACAATTTCATAATTAAAGTTTTCTTCATTGTAGATTTTAATTCTTTCTACTAAATGATTAAGAGTATAATTTCTTTTACTTTTGTTAGTAATATCATCAGCAATATCATAAAGTGTTGCTGATACTTTTTCTTTACTTTTTCTAAGAACTCTTCCTATTGATTGTAGGTTTCTGATTCTTGATTTACTTGGAGATGAAAATATTATATTGTGAAGATTTTTAATGTTTATTCCTGTACTGAATGTCCCATAAGAAGCAACTATGATTGCATTAGATTCTTCTTCTGCAATTTTTCTGACTAATTCTCTTTCTTCAGTATCAACACCACCGTGGATGAAAAATATTTTTCTATTATCACCTATGTTCTTATTTATGAGATCATATAAAGGTTCCCCATGAGTAGAAACCCTACTAAACAAAATCAAAGTATTTCCTTCTAAACTTATTGATAAGTTTTTGATAAAGTTATTTCTTCGTTGATGTGTAATTAAATATTGAACTTCATCTTCATAAGTTTCAAATGATTGTGGATTGTGTTTGAGAAGAAGAACTTTAATATTCAATTTAGAAAGATATCCTTTCTTAATCAATTCATCAGTTTTAATTAATTTATATGTTGGGCCAAATAAACCTTCAAGAACAAGTTTATGAGTCTGTGTTCCATCAAGTGTTCCTGTGAATCCAAATCTATATTTTGCATCATGAAGATTAGACATAATAGATACAAGTGATTTGGATTTGAATTGATGAGCTTCATCTCCAATTACTACATCAAATTTTTGAAAATATGATTTATCTAACTTGTATATTGATTGCCAAGTAGATATGATTACTTGCTTATCTGATACTCTATCACTGCCTCCATAGACTCTGTGGCAGTATTCCTCTGAGTTCCATCCATAATCCTCAAAGTCCTTATACATCTGCTCTACAAGGGATGTGGTGGGGACTATAAGGAGAACATTCTGATTCTGCTCTACAAAGTATCTAACTACAGAATAAATCATCAATGATTTTCCTGATGCAGTAGGAGATAATATTAATTTTCTTTTATATTTTAATGCATCATAAACTCCTTGTATTTGATAATCTCTTGGACTGTGAGAACAAATACTAGTCATGTAATCTTTAACACCTTCCATAGAAATAGACTCATCCATTTCTCCAGGAAGACCATAATATTTGTTATCTAATAATTCAAAAGTATAGTTGTGATTTTCGCAGAAGGAAATAAGTTTATCCAATAAACCAGAATAGATTTCTCCTGTTTGTAAGTTGAATAAACGAATTTTACCATCCCAGTACTTACTTCTATACTGAGGCATGAACTTGGCACCAGGAACATCAAAGGTAAACTGATCACTCAATTCATATTTGATATGTGGTTCGCATTCTATTTTTAAAAATATTTCGTTCTTTTTTGAAATCACTAAATCAGACATATTACATACCAGACTGGAATCTTAAAAAGTCAATGGAGTTTTTAATTTGATAAGTTCTGTTGGAAATCATTTTAATAATTTCTTCTAAGTATTTTAATATTATATCATAATATTCTATTTTCATAAACATTTCTGATAGTTTTTCATCAGCTTCAATGTGTCTTTGCATTCCTTCTTTATCCCTGACTTTATATGGAAATGGTTCTTCCTTATAAACATCAGGTGATGCTTTCCCTGCATAAAAATTATATCTTTCTAATCTTTTATGGTTATATTGAACCTCTGCTCTTTTTCTCAATAGTGAAATGTTATTGTATATTTCATAATATTTTGAGTGTAAACTTGCAACTTTTAAAGATTCATTGTGTAAGTCATCTATGTTGATTTTGGAGTCTTCACTCCACATAGATTGAATATTTTCAAGAGAAATCATAAACCTGTAATAATTCTATAGTAAGTATACTTGAAAGTTACCTCTGCAGTAAAATATCTAATGTCTTCTTGTGTAGCATCAAAGTCTAGACCTGATAAGTAGACCGGATATAATCCATCAAAAATAACTTGAGATTGAACATTGAAACTGCTGTTCAAAATGTTTAGGGTTGCATCAGACCTTTCATAGAAATCATTCTTCAATGCTTCAGAATTGTATTTGTCAGAATTTTCTCTTAGGTCTGCATACTGCTCTAAACTGTATGGGAACCCCAAACCAGTCATCCAGTTCCATATTTCCATGTAGTTTTCCATATCTTCATCTACAAGAAAACGTAGACGAAAATCTTCAAAGTTCATTTTATCGCCAGGAATATCAATATTCTTCCCATAGCGAGTTTGAATTGCGGAACCCAATGTAATGGCAGGAATTCCTGCATAGTTGGAAAAAAAGTCTACTTTGGGTGCCTTATCTAAAACGAACTTAAACCCTATTGGCGACAATAGGTTTTTATTTGTTGGAGTACGATTTAAATAACTAGAAGACATTTTTTTAATTATTTAGGACATAAAAAAAGGACCTCTTTTGGAGGTCCTTGAAAATATGTGAGATAAACTCACATGAGGTTCTTAACAGCAACTCTTCTGTAGTATCTGTTAGCACCAGCCTTGATGGCACCCAGATCCTTATCAAGACCATTTGCAAATGGGTTAGCAACCATACCATATCTGGTCTTGAAGCCAATCTTGGGCTGGAAGGTGTCCTGACCAACAGCACGAACCATCTGGAGAGGAACGTATGGGCAGTAGAACAGACCAGCATCATAAGGATTGGTTCCCTTGTAACCAACAACATAGTATTGGTTAGCAGAAAGGTTAGCAGAATATGGGTCAATGTATACCTTGAACTTACCATTAATAACACCAGCAAAAGTATTGCCAGTATCATCAACACTCAGGTTAGCATTGAGTGCAGGGGTGTAATCCAGGATTCCTGCCATTGTGAGTGCAGAAGCAACATCAGATGAGCAAAGAATGGTGTTACCCTTCCCTCTACGAGTTCTATATGCAATAGCATTAGCATCTCTTTCGATCTGGAACAGAAGTCCTTTGAACTTCTCAACAGACCATCTACCATTTGAGTCAACATCAAGGTCAAAGGTGCCAGCATTAGCAACATTGACTTGTGCACCAGGCTCAGCAGCCTTGTAGATAGTTCTGATGACTTCTCTGTTGATTTCAGCAAGGATTTCTGAAGACAGAATGTTTGCCAATTCTGCTTCAGCATCAAGACCATGAATAGCCTTGAGGTCCTGTGCCAGTTCCAGAGTGTACTCAGCTTTGAGTGCTCTTGACTTTGCAGTCACAGAGATTCTCTCAATGCTGAATGCCATCTGGTTGAACTGGTCACCTGAACCAGCACCCAGATTTTCTGCATCATAGGTGGACATACCTTGTCCAACTCTGTACTCTCTTCCAGTTGCACCAGAAGCATTCAGGTCTGCGGGGTTGAAACCATAAGCAGTCTTTTGAGCAGCAGTAGCACCACTACCTTGGAAACCAGTAGTACCAAAACCAACTGAAGAACCATCATCTGAACCACCAGTGTAGTCGCCAGTTGTGGTATTGTAACCATCATCTTGACCAGAGTATGCTGAGTCAACTTCATCAAAGAAGGTCTCATTACCATTCTGGTCAACATATCTGCTTCTCATTGCAAAGATAAGTCCAGTAGGACCACTCATTGGTTGAACACCAGCGAGATCATATGCAACAAGGTTAGGCATTGAACGTCTGATCAATGAGATCAGAACAGGGTCAAAACCTGCAACTGGACCACCTGGAGCAGCACCATGACTGAAACCAGCAGCACCACCAGCACCAGCAGTGCTGGCATACATCCCTGCAGGGGTTTCAGAAAGGAAACCTCTTTCTTCTTGTAAAAATCTTTCTTGGTTTTCGAGCAGAACAGCAGTAACAGCCTTTCTATATGGGTCAGAGATCTTATCAAGACCTTCTGCCTCTAAAAGGGGTTCCCACTTTTTCTGCAATTGTTCTGAAAGGAACATTGCTTTTTCTCCTTGTTTTTCTTGTAAAAGTGTTGTTTTAACTGAAATTATTTATAATTAAGATTAATTTCACTTAGAATATTTGGAAATTGCTCTGAGATAAGCATTCATATGGGGACCAAAGTCCTCACCTGCTTGTTCAGTCAATACCTCATTTTTCGAAGAACCTGTTGCTCTATGGAAATATGATTCCTTAAGAGATTCAAGTTTTTCACGATATGTATCTTCACTATCAAACTCAACACTTTCAGCAAGACCAGCAAGCTTCTCCTTCTGAGTTAAAGCTAACCCTTCAGCGACATCATTGAAAATGGTATCGCTTACAGCCTCACTTAATCTTTGATTTAATTGAACATTTCTTTCGATTTGTTCGTTGAGTTTTTCTTCCATTTCATCTAATCTCATAACCATATTCTCTAATACATCATATCTATCTTCAGGGATTTCTACATAATGTTCTTCAAAGAGTGACTTCAGACCACTCATGAATGATTCTGAAAGTTCTCCTTTCAGTCCATTCTCAATCTGAAGAGCATTTTCATCAATCCACTCTTCAGCAACATACTCAAGATAAGCATCTACTCTTCCTGTTAATTCTTCTTTGATTGCAACAACTTCTTCAACAAGTGCTTTGTTGAACTTATTCTCAAGTGATTCTTTAATTTCTGCAATTTTAGTTTTAACTGCAGTTTCAAAAATGAGAGTTGCTTTCTCTTTGAACTCTTCGGAAAGGTCTTCACCACCAATCATTGCATTAACATCTTCTGTGAAGTTGAGTTCAAACTCTTCTTCCATATCTTCTTCTTCTTCTTCTTCATCCTCATCTTTCTTCTCTTCTTTCTCCCCCTTACCCTTCTCACCCTTATGCTCAGCTTCTGAAACTACTGCATTAGTATCTTCTTCAGAGTCTTCTACAAGTTCTTCATCAGTCTCAACTTCTTCATAACTTGCTTCCTTGCCAACAATTTTAGCAGGCATTGAGTCAGCAGACTTAGCTCCTTTGTTGACTACATTCTTAACTTGCTTAAGAGTAGCACTAGGAGTTTTCAACTTGTTTGAATCTCCTAAAGGATGATTCTCAGTTGGGGTAGGACCACCAAGATCTTCCCATGAACCTGATTGACCTTGTACTTTTGCATCAAAACTTGGCATTGATTCAGCAGGTCTTGCACCTTTGTTTACAGAGGTGACTGATTTTTTAGTAGATACTTCCATTTCTTGTAAGTTGTTACCGGCACTCATTTGTATACTCCGAATAAAAAATCTTTGATTTATTCTATATTTATTTATAAATTACAGATTTGTGAGATAATCATTCAGAAGTTTAAGTTTTTTCTGCTCACTCAATTTTCTCTGTTTTGAATATAATTCAATTCTTCTTCTTGTATTTTCTGCTGCTTTTTCTTTAAGAATACCACCTTCCCAAACCCACTCTTTACCTTCCATAATTCCCTGAACAAAAGCATCAGGAGCAGAAGGATCTGCAACAATATCAGCAGCAGTTGCTAACATAAAATCTTCACCAACATATTTTACTCCATTTTTTTCTACCATAGAACCAAGTCCTCTGGAAGAAACCCCAAGCTTAACACCCTCATCCAAAAGAGATTTGGCAATGTTGCCCATAGGAGTATCAAGAATTTTTGCCTTTCCTACAAAATTATTTCCTTCTGCCGTGAGGGCAGTAATCATATGAGAAACTCTATCAAGATTTACTGTAGGACCATCTGGATGGCCAAGTTCTCCAAGAGCACGACCATTTTTGATGAAGTTATCAGTGTACCTTTTTACTTCACGTTCAAGAATTGGAAATGGATAACATCTGCCATTTCTATTAGTGATTTCAGCTTGAAGAAAAGGTCCTGTAATATACAGGGATTGTTTACCATCCTTTTCTTCTTTGATGATTTCTACTGATTCTATTTCTTCCGTGATGAGTTTCATTTGATTATGCCTGTGATGCTATTTGAACTTCTGTAATGTATAAAGAACCTGAAGTAGTTGCTGCTGCAGACACTTTTACACTTTTTGAAACATATGCACTTGTAATTGTTGGAACACCAACAGCAGAACTATTGTAATTAATTGTAATAGTTGTATTGGCAATATTTTCAGCAATTGCTGTCACTTCATTGTGGGAGGTGTTGATACCAACAGAACCTGCAATAGTTACATAATCACCAACAACAAATGGATTTCCATTATTATGACCCAAATTTATAATGGTAGAAGACCCAGTAGTAATACCTACAATTTTTTGTCTGGCAACTTTTTCTTTTATAATTTCTGATTCATTTGGTGCCAGATAAAAATCATTAGTTGATGCTGATGGATTTGAACCAACAACAACATTACATCCAACACTTGAGGTTAATCTCAAGTATCCAGAAGTTAATTCAAATGCTGTGCTGGTTGTTACTCCAGAAACAACTGCTAATGTAGGTACTACTTGTGCAATTTTTAAAGCCATCAATCTCCCTCTGTTTCTTGATATTGGGCATCACCAAACATAGATTGTGCCACAACTGGTCTCAATGAATTAATTTTTTCTGCAGATTTTGCATAAAGAAGTTCCTTAATTTTATCAGAAACTTTTTCTGCAGAATTATCAGTCATTAAGATACTCAACAAATCATTATCAGAATCCATAAAAAATCCTCAAAGTTTATAGAAGTATTTATATTTTTGCTGCTTTGGTGTTAATATTGGTTGCGGATTGTGCTTCAGCATCAACAGAAGAACTTTGTCCTTCAAGTCCAGGTTCCATTGGAACTTGACCTAACATTTGCATTTGTTGGTCTTGTGTTATTGGTAAAATTGGTGAACCATTTGGTCCCACAGGAGGATTTTCTTTGGGATTGGCATAATCACCATTTTTAATTTCCTTATCAATTAATCTATTCTGGTCTACAATTTCTTGGTCAGTTTGTCTCAGAATTTTCCTTCTTACATAATCCTTAGAATAATAAGTTCCAATATAAGGTTGAATTGCTGCAGCAAGATTCAATCTTTCATTCATCAATTCACTATCTTTTAATTCAGTAAAATGACTATCATAAAGATAATCATACTGAATATGATCGCTCATTTTTTCCCAATCTTGTGGGGTAACGATATTTTTGAGAATCAATTGAGTCTTGAGCATATCATGAAATAAATGACAGAATCTCTTTCTCAATCTTCCAATAAACTTACTAAACATCAATTCATCACGAAGAATTTCAGATGAACGTCCTAAATTAAATCCCCCATCAGAGGCAGTTCTTGACTCAGGAACATTGAGTGCTCTAAACAGTTTCTTTTGGAAATAATGAATATCAGCAAGTTCACCAAGATTTTGTCCACCAGGAAGCGTGGTGATTTCAGTTCCTCTTCCCCCCTCTCTTCTTGGAAGCCAAAAGTCTTCCATCATACTCATGAACTTTTTATCATCACGCATTTCGCCAGTGTTGGCATCATAAACGAGTTTGTTTCTATACCTGTTCATGACATCTCTAAGGTATTGCTCTGCCTTTACCTTAGGGAGGTTGCCAACATCAATGTAAAAAATTCTTCTTTCTGGTGCTCTTGAAAGTCTGTAAATGACCAAAGCATCTTCAATCATTCTAAGTTGATTGAGAGCTTTGATTGCTTTATGTAGATATGAAAGTGTAAGTTTTCTATTTCTATCTACAAGACCTGATGTTACAAAAGTTATTGCATCTCTTGCAATTTGAATTCCTTTTCCAGATGAAGCATATTTTTGAACTGTGGCATCTGGAAAATAAATGAAATACTCATCAATTTCTGGTTCTATAAAAGCATCTTTATTTTTTGTATCTGGAACAAAAGACATACCAGCTTCCTTACCAGTTCTTCTTTCCACCCTCATAAATTTTATTTTGAGGGGGTCTATACTTCTGATATCTTTAATACCTTCTTCTGGTTTCTTTAAATCAATTACTTTATGATAAATTAAGCGACCATCAACATACCAATTTCTAAAAATTTCATGAGACTTTTTATCAAAGTCCATCAAATCTTTTACGTATTTAAATTCTTCTCTAATAATTTTTTTTAGTCCATCACTTGCATTTAAGTTACTTAATTCAATTTCTACTGGAGAATCATTTAAGTCACTTATAATTGCTTCATTAACAACATTTTCAATCGCACTATCACACTCTGGGTGCAGTGACATTTCACGATATCTTTTAATCAAGTCATATTCATTCCTGAATACACCTTCAATATCTACATATTGTCCATAAAAACCAGATGTAATATAGTAATCAACCCCATCCTCGTTATTTTCGGGGACAGGGGATATGGCACCTTTAGGTAATTCTGGCTTATCTTCAATAGAAAATCCAAAAAGCTTTGGCATAGTATAATTTTAAACTGTAAAAGTATTTAGACGATATCTGGAGCTCCTGATCCAGTCAAAGCTTCCCAGTATTGAACCTGAAGGTCTACTGTAAACTCTTCAATTTCATTTTCATTATTATAAGAAAGGTCAATAGTAGAAACTGCAGTTGGAAATACGTGCTTAACAATATACTTTCTTAAAACTTCAATGCTATTAGTGTTTCTTTGATTTGGTGGAGTTGCAGGACCTCTTGAAAGTTGAACAACATTCATATCACACATATACTCTGCTGGATTAATTGAACCAGATCCATCATTAACTTTGACAATATAATTTACCCATCTTTCAAAGAAACTTCTCCACTTGAAGTCTGTGTCATTGATAACAGTGATGGTCCAAATGTCAAAGGTTCTATCACCAGCAATTTTAAGGGTTCTCCCTCTAAATGGAACTGGAATTTCTGTGATATTTGAAGCTGGAAGACCTGCTGCCTTGATCATCATTAAATCAGTATCATTAAAATCAAGTCCTTGTGTAATTGAGGAATCTAATGTAGTTGCTGCTGGTGATCCAGTTTGCTCTTGACCAAAACTTACTTCAAATAAGTTGCTACGAGCACCACCACCTCTTAGTCTTGATTTAAAAGCATCAATACTTCTATCGTTAAAAGTTAAAGCCATTTTAGTTTCTCCTGATTAAATTAAACTGTGCCTACAATGGATTCAAATGAAACCCCAGTCCTGGTAGCAATAAATGTAAGACCAATAAAGTTAATTGATCTTGCAGGTTTCACATAGATGTCAGCAATAAACTCATTTCTATCAATTACATCAGGGGTGTTGTTTGTTTCATCACAAACTAAGAGGAAGTCAGTGATTCCTCTCTTAACTTGTACATCTCTTAAGTATGGTTCAACAATATTAATGAAGTTTGCTCTTGTGCTTGCATCATTAAACTCAAAGAGTTGAGCATCTGCTGCCCCTTTAATTGCTTGTTCAATAGTGATGAACAATCTTCTAACATTGATTCTATCAAATGCAGATTGATATGAGAGTGCAGTTTTATCACCAAAGAGAATGATTCCTGATCCAGGAGAAGAGATAACTGGATTTACTCTTTGTGAATACAGTTGGTCTCTTGCGTTTTGGTCTGGGTTGTATGCAAGTTTGATAGTAAACTTCAGAGAACCTCTAGACTTTCCTGCAGGTGAATACCAGGGGAATTGGTCAATATCAGTCCTTGCACAAAGCCCAGCAACATCTGCTGAACATGGCATATAAACAAACTGCTGATTAAATCTATCATACACATATTGATATCCACTATCAAACACTGCATAAGATGAAGAAGTCAGTGGACTAAAGAATGATAAGACATTTTGAAGTTGAGTAGCAGCAGAAGAGACATTAACAACTCCATCTCTGTATGGTGAGATGAATGCCATACAATCTTTTCTTGATTCTGCAATACTAATCAGTTTGTTTGCTTTTGCTTGCTCTTGTTCCTTTCCTAATGAAGTTCCACCTTGAAGCAAGAAGTTAAGAGGAACTTCATCTGCATTAGCAAGTTTGTCATAAGCAGTTGTAAAATCTGACAGGGTTGCAGCAAATCCCCCAACATTACCAGATCCACTATAATCTTTACCTCCAGTTAAAGTGTAAGAAACATTTCCAACTGAACTAAAAGTTACATTTTCTGCTGCTACTTCCCAATCACCAGAATTAACTGACTGTGGTGTGAATGCAGAAGTAAATTTAACTGATACTGGAGTTACATTCCAATATGCATCATCATCATTTCCTATTGATTTTCCTGCATAAATGAATTGTGAATTTAATGCAAGATAATCTTTGTAGTAAACATTTTCAGATGGAGAAACTTTAGTGTCAGTTGCTTTGGAAAGATTGAGGAATTTTTCAAGTAGTGCTTGTGGGTTTCCTGTAATGTTTCCTACTTTTTTACTATCAACAACTACTATATGGAAAGAATCATTACCACCATTTCTTTCTGTTACATATGCATTTGTTCTTGGTTTTGGTGCAACACTTCTCCAAGAAATTGTGGTGTAATCACCATTTGCAGTATCTAAAAGGTTTTGATTGTTATACCAATCTTGTGTTGCAGAAGGAGTTGCTGTAGAAATATTTGCTCCTGAGTTGTTTACTACAACTAAAGAAGATGCTGCAAAGGCATAAATTCCATTTTCAGTATATTCTTGATTAGTTTCAGTAGCACCAGATACTGTTGAGAGGACTTTTACATGAACTAAAGATGCGCCAATGCCAGTAATGATTCCCTTGAGGTGTCCAGATGCTGTTGAAGTAGTTCCAACTCCAGGAACAATACCACTTAAAGGTTGAGTAACACCAAATCCAACAGAAATTCCTGTGGTGTTAATTCCTGTAAGAGTTTGGTCTGCAAAGTTGTCAATTACACAAACTTTAATTCCTTCTGCCCAAGAACCTTGATTCTTTGCTGCCCAGTATGCTGAAGTTAAAGAAGTTCCTTGATAATCCTCGTAATTATCAATACTTACTGTTGCAGTTGATGCTACACCAACGCCAGCATTAGCATTTTTTAACTCAGTTCCACCACATCTAACTACCTTCAAACTTCCGCCATATGACAGGAAATTAGATGCTGAATACCAATACTCATAATGATAGTTATTGGAAGATGGTTTTCCAAAGACATTTACAAGATCGTTTTCATTTGCAATAGTAACTACTTGGTTGACAGGACCTTTTGCAAAAGGTGCTGCAATTCCTGCTGAGATTGAAGTAGTATTTGTAATCCCACCTCTTGTCAAATCAAGTTCTTTTACTTTAATACCTGGAGATGCTAAGCCTAACGCCATTTTGACTCCTCTAAATGCTTCATTTTGCTCTACAAGTATTTATAAATTTCTCCTTTTACCTGTATTCCCACATATAAGAGAATTCATGTGACCTATCTCCATATTCATCAGTGTGCCAAACATCACCATCAGTATCTACTATAGGTTCATCATCCACACCAGTAAGGACAAATCCAAATGGTGCCATGTCTTGTTCTATTTGATTTTTTTGTTCTTCATATAAACGTTTCCTAACATCTTGCTCTGTAAGTTCTTTGAAATAGTCCTGTGCAACCAACCAAGCATAGATTACAAGGCACATTGCCAAATCATCATTACATCCCTCCTCTGCCTCAAAGGAATTGTGTTTCTGAATGAATGTGGTTAACTCACTGATAATTTCATAGTCATTAAAGATTAGTTTATCTTCCTCAATCATTGTTTTGAGATTAAGACATCCAACCTTCTTGACTGTCTTGGACATTTTTAATCCAAGTTGTGTTTTCTTTCCAGAAAATCCTTGACCCACAATTTGACCTGCTCTACCTCGCATAGAGCACATAAGAAGATTTTGATACTCCAAATCATATTGAATAATTGCTGCCACCTGATCGCCAACATCATTTACTTCACATAAAATAAATGCACTGTTATAATTTTTTGCCACATCATAAATGATGTTGGGAAAAAGCATAGGTTTTATTTCATTATTCCTATACTTTGCTACAATTTTATGTGGGAATGTAGTTATATCAAAAACTACAAAAGCAGAATAGTCACTACCAACACCTCTTGCCACATCAACAGTAATTACATAATCTTTGTCTGGAGTTGAATTTTCATAAACATCCAATCCTTTATTTCTTTTGACTGGAGCATCATATACCAAACTCTTCAGTTTACTTGGTGCAATTAGAGTATCAACAGATCCTAAAAATTCACACTCAAACTCAATTTTAAACTGCTGTTCAGAAGTGTTGGCAATGGTTTGTTCTTTCCACTTTGCATCTCTTCCTGGAACTTCTGACCAGTGAACATCTGTTGGAATGTATTCATTTTTTCCCCTTTCTGCATCATGCCACAAACGGTAGAAATGATTCATACCGTGTGGGGTAGAAACTATAATAACTTTTGTAGATTGTCCAGAAGAAATGGTAGGATATACAGATGCAAAGAAGTCATCTGCAAGATGGTTTTGAACGAATGCAAATTCATCAAGGAAGATGATGTTATAAGAACCACCTCTAACTGCAGATGCTGAGGTAGAAGCAGCAAGAATCTTTGAACCATTCTCAAGTTCCATAGAACCTTTGTTCCAAGCTAGGATGCCTTGTTGCAACCATTTGGGAAGGTTTTCATATGCAGTTTGTAATCTTGATAACAAATCTCTTGCAGTTGATGCTTTGTTTGCAAGAATAGCAATATTTACATTATCATTAAAGATGGCATAATGAAGCAAATAAGATACAACAGTTGTAGATTTGCCTGTTTGGCGAGGCATCTTACAAATGTTAAATCTATTGTTATGAAAATTTGTAATTAATTTTTCTTGGAAGTCATATGGTTTAAATGGTTGAAGACCATGATCCAAGGTTACAATCTGTACATAATTTTTTGCAAAATATACAGGATCACTTTTGCACTTGATAAATTCAAGAATCTGATCTTGTGTAAATTCAATTGCAGTATTTGCCTTTTTTAAAAGGGGATTACCTAAGTAAATATTATCAGCCATAATTATTACCTACTAATCTCTTCCCAGTCCATTGAAGCAAGTACTGTATTATTATTAGCATTAGAAGCAACAACAAGAGAAATTTCAAAAGGTGTTGATGTTAGTCCATTTCTTTCCAACTGAAACTTAAAGAGTGCTTCTTTGAGAATATCAATTTGAGTTGTTCCTTGATTTGAAGCACTAAAAAATCCACTTCCAAGTATTCTTCCACCAGTGTAAGAAGTTCCAGTAATGTTATAATCCACAGCACTATCAACACCAGCACTTACCCAATTTCCTCCACTAGTAGTGCCAGATGCTCTAATCTGCCAATTGTAATAACCTGTAGCAACTGGCATTACTGAAAGTGCCGTGAGAATTACAATTGCATCCAAAAAATTTGGTGATGTTTTAAGACGTAAACTAATGATAGGATAAAAAGTTCCCTGAGTTGTAAGAGTTTTTGGTGTTGTGACTGCAATTCCCACTGCCTGCTGTATTCCACTAAGTTCATAACCACCTTCTGAAATAACTGTAGAACAAACCTGTTTAAGATTACTTACACTCGTAGTTATTCCAGTATTGGCAATCTCATATCTTACTGGAAGTGATGCTGTTGTAATATAAGTTGATTCAATTATGTTTGCATGATGAAATGAATGACAATGAATAAATTTTCCATCAATTACAAAACCCATTCTTACTGTTCCAAGTCCTAACCATTCAATATCCATCCATAAGATTTGTGCTTTGGAAATATCTAATGTGACACCTGATGGATTTAAGTGTCCTGCACCAAGCATTGTGTCAATATTCCAGTTATGTTGCGAAATTTTTGTTGTTGTTCCAGTAGATAAACTTCTTTCCGCAAAATATAAAGTATCTCCATCAAGTTCTAAATACATTCCATTATCTGCACCAAAGTACCCTACTCTTTGAAGAAGATTTGCTTTTGCTGGGTTCATTATAAATGTATTCAATACCTGTAATGATTTTCCTGGTTGATAAGAGAATACTTTTGTGGTTTCCCTAATCACAGAACATCCAGCAGTAGTTCCTATTCCAATATTGACTAAACCTTGTGTTGTTACAAATCCTACTGTAGAACCAGTACCAACAACTAAACTACTCCAAAGATTATTATCTCTATATCTGTGAGATGAATCAAATAATGTAAGTGGAATAGAAGTTCTCAATCTGCCAAATGCATCAGTTGCTATGGGAGGAAAAGTAACTGGAAATGGATTATCAATTGTAACTTGCTCACCATCTCTTGTTGCTACATTATAAACTTCAAATAGAGATCTTTCTTGATTTAAATAATCTTGTGTTGTTATATTCCAAATAGCCATAAATCAAATCCATTCCAATTTTGCTGGATGATACCTATTTACCTTTGTAATGTTTGAAGACCTGGGAGTTGATGGATAAATGTTATGAATGATTGCTCCAGGATATTCATTCTGAAGATGCTCTGTTAATTTATTCTTTGATGGGATTCCATCATTAGTTACCATCTCCACTCTGTAGATGCTGCCTTGCCAAACAAAATCTACAGCAAATTCTTCTCCAACTTTTTGTGGAGTTGGTTGAGATCCAATGTTCAAAGTTCCATTAAAGTCACCTTGAATAGTAATACTCTCTGAAAGAAACTGTTTGTATGATTTCATATCAACATGCCCACTTTCTGAGTGCTAATGCTTTTCTTGTAGGTCTTCCTTTTTCATCTTTCATAGGACCAGGCATTCCTCCCATACGAGCACAGAATGATCTTTTACGAGGTCCACCCTCTGGTTGAGGTGCTTGTAGATTGCTGCCAGGATTTTCTGCTTCATAAGATTTTCTTCCCTTCTCATTCAATCCTCCCTTAGGATTCTTTCCTTCTTTTCTTTGCCATGCAGCAACTTCTGTAAGTTGCATAAATTGTGAGAAAGAACGACAAGCATCTTCATTTGCAGGAACACAGTTAGGAACCATCTTCTTTCCTTTTTTCTTCATTCCAACTTGCTTGTATCCTGTCCAACATGCTTCAGAAACTTCTTCATCACTTGATAAGTATTCTGCTGCAGTATCAATAAAATCTGCTGCTCTGGTAATTTTTGATTGAACCCAAGCAGGAAGTTGCATATTTGGACTTTTAACAATTTTTCTTAAAATTTGAACAGACCTTTCAATTTTGTCCATCTCAATATTTGCCATATATCCTTCTTCATCTTTCATCTTACCAGAAGCAATTTCTTTATGACTTTCATAAACTTTAGATTCATTTGCTGGATGAATCTTAGCAATTGTATATCTGTCCCACATCATAGGACCATATGAACATTCTTCTCTTTTTTCATTCTTTCTACAAAGCAGACAATACTTTGTGTCCTCTTCATACTGCTGTTCTACATTCTCTGATTTATTGCCCCAATTTTTAGCACCTGCTTGGCGACATTTTACAAGTGCTCCAGAAGCATATGCACTTGGCCAAACTTTGAATCTTGCTTTTACTTTATGATAGCAAGCATCCTTTTTACCACTTCCTTTGCCTTTGTTGTCTTTTTCCGAAATAACCTCTTCTTTCATTTTTTTTGGACTATCTGTAGAAACATAAGTTGGTTTTGAAGCACCAGACTTTTCCTGTTGTCCAGGATCTGCTCTTCTTTTCCTTGCTGCTGCAGAACGTCTTTCTTCTGGAGACATACTTGCTCTTTTAGAAGAAGAAACGCACTTTGGAACACCTTCTCCAGGTTTGTCACTGGCACAACTATCTCCAGTTACAACATTAACCCATCCAGGTTTTCCACTCTTATCTTTAGAACCACTAAACCACTGATGTAAACTTCCTTCTTTGACTTTTTCAATTTTTTTTAGTTTAGAATAATAATCAGGTAATTCATCCACATGCTGAAGGGCAGTGATCTTAGCTCCACTTTTGCTTGTGGTGTGCTCACCCTCAACTTTGGTTCCCATTTTTACCTGTTGAATAATTTTATCCAAAGAAACTTTATGCTTTTGGGCAATTTCTTCTGGAGTCTTATATGATTTTACAGGTCCTTTTGGGTCTTTCATTTATAGAATATTATTCTTCTTCATTATTTAGAAGACCTTGTTTTATAAGTTTAGATAGTTCTGCAGTAGAACCTACAAAAAGTGAATTGTTGACTGTTGTAGGTCCTTTTTGAGGTGCATCCAAGTCTCTCATTTTCTTTTGAAGGTCAATTAATTTATCTGTAGTATCTGCAACAGATTTAATTAATTGACCAGCAACTTCAAATGCTCTTGGATGACCAGATTCTTGAGCTATCTCCAATATACCATCAACTGCTTCTTGTCCTTTTGAGATTAAACTATAGAGTTGACCTCTACTATATTCATAATCTTTTTGTGGATCATTAGGAACATCAGTAGATTTGATATCAATAACTTCTTTAGATATAGGAACTAAAGTAGTTTCTATATCTAAAGATTTTTCTAACTTTGAAAATTTTTTATCCATACACTATATATCAACATCAATTCCTTGACTGCTACTGTAATCTTTGAAATCTTGGAAATCTATGATTTGTTCGTTAAATCCAAAATCATCCCCATATGGAATAAGTGGGTCATCAGCAGTATTGATAACATTATCTCCATTGTAGTCTTCAAGTGCTTTAGGAGTAGATGTATATCTAACTTCCCTTCTTGCATTTAAGATAGCATCTGTAGCATAATCAACTTGAACTTTTTTGATAAGTCCTTGATCATCTGAAGGAATTTCACTAAACAGATAAGTTTTTGCAGTAAAGTTTAAGGTATAAATGATAATCCTTCTTGTGGTATAGTCTCCCTCATAATCATCTCTAAACCCAACTCTATTTAAAATTACAGGAATATCCCTAACTTCATTAATTTCTGGGATCATTCTAACAGATATGTTAAATGATGGTTGAAAGAATGGTAAAATTTGTTCTATAATTTGCAGAGCATCATCTTGTATTTTGCTCATAATATTTAATTCAAATCCAATATTATATGGAGTTGGGGAATATACTTTTGCAGCCTTTCCAGTGTCAGATCTTGGAGCAGAGAATGTTTGAATAACTGACGATTTCCTCTGGGCATCATAATCAATAGTAGTCATCTCAAAAGACATTCTTGGAAGAGTTAGAGCAACTTTTCTATCTCCTTGTGGTTGTTGCTCTATTCTTGCTAAAAACTTTTGAGTTGGACCATAAGCAAAAGGAACTTTTAATACAGATAAAGCATTTCCATTCTCATCAAATCTTCTGATCTGTATATTATTAAATAAAGTTCCAAAAGCAGTTACTGTCTTTTGTATTGACTTATGATAAAAATACCTACCAAACATTTTTTATTTTTTCACATTATTTAGTATTTAGTCAAACTTCTCCAAAAGGATTAATTTCACTAAAATCTAAAATATTATCTGCTTCTTCTTCAATAATGTCAGAATTATCATATGCAGATGTTGTTTCAAATTCTTCTCTATTTGAAACTATGTAAATTGCACTTGATGCTGCACCAACTACAATATCACCAACTATAAAGTTAGTTCCAAATCCTGTCACCTTCAATTCTCTGGTTTCTGAATCCCAATTTTTAACAGTTCCAACTGCATTGGATATTGAACCAGTTACTGTTTCATTAAAGACAAAGTTGCCAGTAGAAACAGTGGTTCCAGCAGAAACAGTGATTGTTGGAGTTTGTGTGTAACCATATCCTGCATTGACAATTCTAATAGATGAAATACCTCCAACATTATTCAAGAAAGCTTTAGCAACAGCAGTTACTCCTCCTCCAACTGGACTTGATATTGTTACTACTGGTTCAAGCACATAACCCTGTCCAGAATTGTTTATCTGAATGGGTCCTATGCTACCAGAGGTTGCAATTCCAACTCTAACTTGAGCACCATAACCACCACCCCCAGAAACATCCACTATTGGGGGTTTGCTTGGATTGTATCCAGATCCTGGATTCTGAATGTATACATCACTTAAACTCTTTGATGATAGTAATCCCATTTTACTGGTTACTACACCAACAAGCGTTGCTTTAGTGCCAGAAATGGGAGAAGAAACATTAAATGTTGGAATAGAAGTATATCTGTATCCACCACTAATTATTTCTGTAGTTTGAACCCCACCAGTAACAAGTGTTGTAGTTGCAGTTGCAGTTACTCCAATTCCTGACATATTCAATGTGGATTCATATCCTACATCTTTCAATGACTTATCAATAGAATCAATTGTTGTTTTTATTTCATCATCTTCTATTTCATATACTTCACATCTCAATTCATAAACATAGTTCTTTTGAAGTTGATAGAATGGTTTTCTATTTTCAACATACTTAATTTCCATAAAGCTATCGCTCAATGGAATATAAAGTAAATCACCTTCATTAGGTCTTGTAGCATTTTTTACTAAGGTAATATCTTTCATCAATTCGCCAATATATGTCTCAAATCTTTCTGATGAAATGATAAGAGTCATTTCATCAGTAACTCTTACTCCAAATTTACTCATCAAAATACTATTTGGGTCAAAACCTTCATAATTTACCAAGTATGCTTCTATTGGAAATGCTTTAGTAAATTTTGAATATAAAACTTCTTTTATAACTTTTCCTTCAGACACGAATTCTCTTGGCATATAGTAAATTTCTATGCCATACATTTTTAATTGTTCATTTATCAGGTCTTGTACAAGACCTTGTTCCCCTGATGTTCCCTGTATGAAAAATGGATTTAACATATCTATGACCTACTAAAAGTATATCCTTTATGACTATTCTGCCTTCTTCCGTTCAAACATTTTACAATTGTAGAAGGATCCCCATTAATATATTGAGCACATTCTTTTATTGAATTAAATTCAATATTTAATTCATTTATAACAACTTTGCATGTTGGTAAATGATTTCCATTTCCTTTTTTAGTTTTTGAAATTTTATTCCCTCTTGTTTTTCTTTCAGTTTGGGATAAATTGTCCCAAAAATTTTGTATTGCTTTTATTCTATTAATTTGATTTGGTTTTGCTTTTGGTGGATTGTCTCCACCATCAGTTTTATTATATAAAATCCCAGAACCCAAATCTTTTCTTCCAAAAATTGAAATCATATATTTTTCATGTTGCAATGCTTCAATTTCTGTTAGATTATTTTTTAAAATAATAATTCTTTCAATTGGGGGCAAATTAATTCCATGAGATTTATGTCCATTTTTATGATATGCTCTATCTCCTTTTCCTTTACCAATATAGTAAGGAGTTTTATTTTCTCTTAAATAAGCATATGTGTAGTATTGCATAATATTAACCAATAAGGTCAAAGGGTGCAGTCTCAAACTCACTAAGCATTCTCATTCTAATGTCTTCCAGTTCCTTCACTGCATCATCATAGATTTGTCTTCCATTCAGTTCAATTCCACCAGGAAGTTTTACGCCATTGAATTTAATTAAATTTTGACCCCATTGCCTTTTGAGTAATGCAGTAAAATAAAGTTTCAAGAAAGAATCATTATAAACTTTTATATAATTATTGGGGTCCAATATTCTATAACATTCCATTATAAGATAATTATTTACAGTAACAGCATCCCAACTCATATCCAAGTATAATCTGTTCTGTCTCTTATTAAATCTAATTTGTCTTTGTGGATTTACAATCCAATCAATATCTTCAAGATATCTTTTTGTTACATAATAATTCAAAAGTTCAGTAGAGCTAAACCAGTAAATATCATTTAAAAATAACTGATAGTTTACATTGAATAAATTAGATGTGATTGTTCTGTTATCTAACTTAAAGATTCTTTCTATACCAACAATTGTATCAGGAACTGGAATATAATTTGAGTTTTCTTCCCAATTAAATGACCCCAGTCCAGTTGTAACTGTAGTTGTAACTATACCTACATTTTTACTACCACCTCTAGACCTTCCCCTATCAATATCATCTTGAGTAATTTTATACTTAAGAAACATTTTTTCAACACCATCAAAATGCCTCTCATTAAAATACTGCAAAGCATCATCTAATCTGTCATCAATTTGCTCTTCAGAAACATTGATTTCCAATACAGGGGCACCAAGTTGCCTTAAGGCATAATCAATAAGTTCTTGTCTTGATGCTGGTTTAGCCATTATTGTGCTCTTTTTAGTTATTTAGATTTGGTAATCCTAAAGAAGATACAACTTCTTCTTGTTTCATATAAAGTTTTACATAACATTTGCAAAGATTTTTGAGCAAATCAATATTAGTGCAAGAATCTATTTCTCTGGAAATTTTTTCAAATTCAAAAAGTTTTGAAACAGTTTCTAGATTAAGTTCATTGGGATTCATTTGCAACTTTCCTCAATAATTGTTTAATATCTTCAAGTGAAGATTTAAGTTCAGATATAGATTCTTCAATATTATCAATTCTTTTTTGCTCATCTTGTCTTTTTCTTTTTGCTAAAGTATAATTATCAAATCCAATTTTATCTGTATTAACTATTGCATTTGTAGACAAATCCCTCAAAAGATTGGGATGTCCTTCAACCTTAGCGTATTTTTTTATCATCTCAATGCAATTGCTCTCAATTCTCTAATTAATGGTGAGTATGCTTGATTTGTTCCAGTTCCAAGAATTTTAATTTGGAATCCAGTAAATGATGGTAAGTTGTCAATTGTAAAAGTATAATCTAAATATTCACCATTCAAACTACTTCTAACATTTAAATCAGACCTTCCATCATTATTATCAGAATTAATTACATTTCCATTAACATCCAAATTATCATAGCCTGGGAACAAATTCCAAATTTGTTCATTATCTGGAGTATCATTTGTAAAAATCTTATAAAGAACTCTTACATCAGATGATGAGTGTCTATAAGCAGAGAACAGAACTTTGAGAGAATCTGCACTTTGCTCTAAGTTCACCCTGTTTGACACATATGCAAAATCATGAGAATCATCTGTATTTGAGTTTGCTCTATTGTCAGATGCATAAGATGACAGACCAACTGGTTGATTAATATTATAAATTTTACCAATTGCAAAGTTTTGTGTTAAATCTATCAGTGGAGAAACATTTTGGTCATTTGTGCTAAGATTCAACTCTAAAGTAAATGATCTACTACCAGCAAAGTTTGTGGCATTTAGGTAAGTGGTTTCATTTACTCTAGATGCAACCATTCTTGGAGTTTCTAAATTATTGATACTACTAATTCCTACAGTTTGAGAACCACTATCAATAAATGACACTTCACTACCATCAACACTTGTAGATGTGATAGTTCTTACAGATGCTGATACTTGTGTATTGTTAAATCTTTCAATAAATCTATCATTGAAAGTAAGTTCGCTAAATTGCTTATTCTTAGTTGCATAGACATTTTCTCCACCACCAAGTTTTGTTTGGGTGAATGAAGACCCTGCACTAACTTGAATATAATAATTGTTTAATGTTGGATTTGGATTGGATATTAAGGTGTGTTCTGTATTGATTCTATTCAAGGAAACATTATTGAATTCATACTTATAAACTAAATCATTGATATTGTGGTTTTGTAAAGTTGTTCCATAAAAACCTCTTGTAACATTCAATAATTGGTCAATTCCCACATCTTCATATTTGATAATTTCATTTGAAATTTGAACATAACCTGGATTTGCTACACTGACTGCAGTTCCTTCAAAAGTTGTAAAGATAGCAGTGCTTGCAACTGAAATGGCACCACTGTCTGTGGTTGCATAGGAAACTGTTAGTTTTTCTGGAAGAACATCAGACTGAACGCCAGTGATTTGAACTTTATTTGAAGAAGAATGCATTCCATGATTTGGATGGAATACTAAAATATGTCTACCATCACCCACAACTTGACCAGCAGTTGAAATTGCAACTATTGGATTATCAGCAAGTTTATTTTCTGGACTTGTCAATGAAACTGTAGAATTATATAATCTTGCAGTTCCTCCGCTGGTTATAAACTCTGCTTTTTTGAGAGTGAATTTCAAATCTTCTAATGGACTTGGAACCCAAGTAGTTCCATTTTGAGATTTGAATAAGGTTCCTAAAGATGGTTGTTTGCTGATAAAGATTTTATTTACTGTTGGGAGATTTACAGTAGAAATATCTTCTGCGCCAAGTTCAGACACCCAAACATTATATTCTAAAGAATCTGAAAGAAGAACTATTGAATATTCTCCTGCTGAAAGATTTGTTAAAGTATCAAATGTAAATGTAGTTGCAACACTTGCATTAGTGCTTATGTTTACTTGTGAAGCAGATAAAACTTTCCTCAATCCAGGAACAACCTTATCTGTTCCTCCAGGAGTTCCAAATGACACTTCTCTAATTTCTAATGTAATTGGGAGATTATCATCTTTAGATGCAAAGTAAACATCAACTGATGTTGGGATAATCCCATTTTCTTCTTCTACCAAGAATGTTTGTGCCAATGGGTCATAATATGTCACTGTTAGGTTGTCTATTTTTTGACCCTGAGATGTAAATAATGTAGATGCAGAATTAACTACAGACTCTCCTGGAAGGTTTTGTGTTGTTGTATTTGGAACAACTTCAACTAAACTTTGGCCAGTTTTAAATTCATCACTTTCATCAATCCAAATACTTCCAAGTAAAACACCTTCATTGTCAGTAATTAATCTAACATCAGATACAGTAGCATTTGCTTTACTTGTAGAACCTACAAGTTTATTTCCTTTATTGATTTTGCCCCAAAATTCACTTACTTCTTGTCTTGATAAAGTTGATGTATCTACATTCAAGAATGTTGATTGAACTCCATATTGAGTTGAAATGCCAACTGATGGGTTATATGGGTTAGATGTAAATGTTGTTGATGGAGAATCTATAGGACCTGACTTGTGATTTGGTGTACAAATTCTAAAAGAACAATCTGTGGTTCCTTTAGAATTAATACATTTTACAGTTTCTCCAATTTGGAAAGTTCCAGAAATATTAGTTATTTCAATGAATTTTGGAAATACTGCAGATTTTGAAGTATTTGTAGTTAAATCTCTCTTATCAAAAAGGAGTTTAAATCTTGTGTTTGGTTTTAATTTCGCAGCAGTGAAATTAATATTTCTGGTTCTTATGAATGGGATTGAAGTGACAGTAGTTTCAACTCCCCCTCTGTTTCTTTCTATTCTTATGAATGGAAAGGTGTTAATAATTCTAATAGATATTCCACCAAAACGTCCTCTTACCCTTCTGGTTCTGTTTACAACAATTGACCAAGTGTCAGTATTTGGACTTAATTCTAAAATTCCAGACCAAGTAACAATATTAAATGGGTTTACATTTACAACTTTACTTGCAAATGGTTGCTTTGATGATTCTACTTCAGAATAATTTAAGGATAATTTTGTTCCTGTCAATCTTAAATTACTACAGTTAGTATTGTTGAGATTTATATTTGAAATTGCAGTATAATCATCTGTGCTAAACAAAGATAAATCAATTCTTTCTTCGTTTGTAGTAGCACTTAAAGTTTTATTTTCAATCAATGCATCAAAGTTTAAGTCATCAGCATCTGAAGTATCATAATTATTAAACTCATCTACAAAAAATCCAGATTTAAATCTATTTAATCCATTCCCATCAACAACAAGTAAGTTTTGTGTGGAAGATTCTAACAAAGAGAGAGTAGTATAAAATTCTAAATTAGATACTCTATTTTCAATGTCTCTGATATCAGACATAGTAAATCTTCTGTGATCAGAAAGAATTATGTCTACATCTTCACTAATGTTATAAACATATGCATCACTAACTATTGTTGCTAAATCTAAAACATCAGATGATATTGGTGGTTGAATTGGGACTTCGCTTGGATCTCCAAGAACTAAATTAAAATCACCATTTTTGGAAAGAGTTAGTTTATCAATTCTTGGTAAGTAAAAATCATAATCGAATACAAAACTTTCATTTGGTGATAAAATTTGTGTTGGGTTATTTGATGAAGTTGTAAAAGTTCTTGAAGCAAAATCAAAAGGACTTATAGTAGACGAAGAGTAATTTGTAACTCTTGGTCTAACATCTAAAACATCAGTATTTCTTAATCCATCAAACTCTGGGATTAATTTTTTAGTAAGAGTTGTTGGATAGCTATTAACTGCTACTAAATCCCCATAGTCATTAGTATTGTAAGTAAATTGATCAAAGAAAATTGTCAATCTTCCAGATGGTTCTTTTGATGATTCTTTTCTAATTAATCTACCAAAATCATAAAAGTGAGTTCTTTGTCCATTATCTAATATAAATTCATTGACAATATTTTTATCCCCAGCATTAATTGATGCAGTGGTTGCAGTATAACCACTTTCTGAAAAAGTAACAGTTTCGCCTAAAGCAAAGACAGAATCATTTTTGTAAATGATATCAATTCTAGCTGCAGATTTCTTTTGAGCATATAATGCTACTGCTCCAGATGTGGCACCAATAACTAGTTCTCCTACAATCAAATCATCAACACTACTGTTTGTGCTATTCAATCCTGAAAGTTCAAGCCAAGAAAGAGTTGGATTGGAAGTGGAAGAAGATTCAAAGACACCATGAACTTGGATAATATCAGAAGTATTCAAACTTATTTGATCATCTTCAACTCTTGTTCCATAAACACTAGTTTGAGCAAGACCAGCATTTGGGGGTGTAGTGTATTTTGTTTTATTAATAGTTAATGAAGCACATCTTGTAAGTTTTTTAGACTTTTGACTTACATTAGATTTAATTTGTGTCGTAATGACTTTGCATGGACCTGCAGTTGCAGAAAGATTTGTAAACTCTGCATTTTTGCCACCACCAGTTATTGTAAAAGTTGCAGTGGTTAAATTTTCTATTGAACCATCTACATTAACTACAATATATCTTTCTGGATTAAATGTAGAATACACATAATCAGTTCCAGAAAGACTTGGTAATGTTAATGTAGTAGATGATTTTGTTACTGAGTTATATGAAACTTTGGTGTAAATATTTGAATTTAAGAAATCTACATTAGCAATATTGTTGTTGTTTAAATTAGTTGTTAATGAAGGGTCGTCTGTTTGTATTAGTTGGGATTTGATTACAGAAACTGTTTGAAGAGAAGTGCTGATTCCAAGATCGCCAGAACAAACATTAGGAACAGTTGATGTAGTTGCTAAAACAATTTGATTTTTTGTTGCATTAATTGATGTAATTTTTGCAAAAATATCAGAACCAACACCAACTTGAGGATATTTGACTATATCTGCTACTTTTAAATTTGATGCAAATGATGAACCGTTGTTTGATCTAATTGTACCAACACCAGCATCAACAGAAAGAGAAAATGGTCCAGTTAAAACTACTTCTTTGGAAAGTAAAGAATCAGCAACAAAAGTTCCATTTGATACTGCTTTAATGTCATCTACAGAATAATTAGTAAATGTTCCAACTGCAACTGTAGAACCAATACCATTGACTATTAAAGATTCATTTTGAATGAATTGTCCAGAAACTTGATATAGTGTTAGTGTTTGTCCAGAATTAGTCTTAACAAATCCTGTTGAACCACTATTATTTCCCTTGATATAATCGCCTACAACAATTGATGTTAGGGGTGAGTCTGTGTCAATTTTGCTGTAAACTTGAATATCAAATGCATGTAAATTAAATTGACTTGCTTGATTTTCGTATGAAGTTATATAAGATGAGAAATCATAAACTCTTGCTACTCCAATTGTTGTCCCAGAAGCAACATTAGCAGAAAGTCTTTGATCATATAATGAAATAGTAAAATCTGTTGTTAATCCAATGTTTGGAATATTTTTTACATTATTGACCCTCAAAAGATTTCCAGTAGAAAATACTGCTGATGATGATTCTACATGAGCAGTTGTTCTTGGTTTGGGGAAAGATAAAACTTCAGTAGTGGTTGGAATTTCATATCCTTGAACATAAGCTTTACCAGCAGAAACTTTGATGATCCCAGTTTCTTCTGCTGGAATTATTCCATTTTCTGTTGATTCTCCTTCAGAATACAATCCACCATTACCTAAATTATCATTTAAAGAATCTATAGATTCTACATTAAATGGGTTGACATAATAATTTCCAGATTCATCAAAAGTTCTTCTTGCTAAAATGTCAGTAATATATGAACTATCTGTTTCATTTTTTATTTTACGTAAATTTCCATTTACAACTCTAAAGAGTTCTATGAAATTTTCGTCATTAAAATCAGTTAATGATTTTTTAGATAAACTTAAAGATATTTTTAACCTATCTGCACCAGGAGCAGCAAAGTTTGAAAAACCTTGAGCATTATCATATAAAGAAGAATCCTGATTAGCATTTATAATTTCTTCGCTAATATTTAATCCTACTCTATAAGAGGGGGTATTTGAATATTGGTCTAAAACAAGAGTATCCGTAGAAACATTAACAAAATATCCTCTTACGAAATAAACTCCAGAGTCTATTTTTGCTGCTGATGCTATTGAAGTAGATTTTCTGTTTGTTGGTGCAATAGTTTTGGCTACTGAAGACCCACTTAAAATAGAACCACTATCAAAAGTAATATTTTGATTTATTGTTAATTCTTCTCCATCTGAAAAAATATTAGAAGTAAAATTTTCAGATGATGAAGATTGATATTTTATATACAGTGTTGTGTTGTTTCTAATAGAATCTTGTCTAGAAAGAACTTTTTCTACTTTAGCAGTTACGTTTGAAGTTCTTCCAGTAAGAGTTGTTCCTACAAGTTTGCTAAAATAATTTTCTACATCAATTCCTTTGTAAGAACCTTCAATTTCTACAGAATAAAATGTAGAGTCATATGCAAATCCACCAGGAACAACTACAGTGTTTTTCTTAAAAAATGCACTTCCAAGTTTTTCAACTTGATTTTGTAAAATAGATTGGAGAGTAGTTAATTCTCTTGTTTGTACAGTGACTCCAGGCTTAAAAAGAACTTTATAAAAGTTCTTAGAGTCGCTAAAATCATCATAATAAGGATTTTTATTTAAATTAGTACTTTGGGGCATTTTTTTAGAATTCTAAAATGATTTTAATATCTTCTCGTTGTTGTGATGATCGAGTTACTGAAGCCCTATTATCAACATAAACAACATCACCACTCTTTATATTTATGTCTGGATTTGATAGACCTCCATTGAATGATTGTCCAAGATAATATATTGTTCCTCCAATATCAACTTCATTTCCAGTGTACCCTGTGTTTATTGTATATGAATTTCCTCCAATAGTTAATGTACTATTATCAAAATCATTTAATGCATATTGTGTTGCAGTTTGAATTCCAGATACACTATCTGCAAAATGATAATCAATTTGAATATTTGGAGGGACAGAGTAAGTGTCAATATTATTATTTCTGGGTTGAATATATCTCAATACTTTAGTTGTGTTATCAAAACTAACTAAATTTCCAATAGCTCCTGTGTTTGTTTGAGTAATTATAGAATCATATGTTTCTGCAGAAGCATCTTCATTTATTCTAAAGGCATAAACACCAGAACCTGTGTTTGGGGTAAACACCTCATTACTCCCATTTAATTTTACATCCTTTATAATTCCAACTCTTGAAAATTGATTTCCAATAATAAAATCTGGATTTATTGTATCATTTTCAATTCTACTATAAACCAATGCCCTAAAAGCACCAAGTTCATTATAAATGTTTGCACCATGACCTCCTGGTGGGGAAATTATTACATTAAAAATTGCTTTTTGTGCTCCAATTGGTGCTAAAATAGAATCTAAGTCTAAGGTTGCAAATGTATAACCACTACCACCATTAGTCACAATTACATTAATAGGTTTTCCTTGTTCATCAAAAACTACAGAAGCTGTTGCTCCAGTTCCATCCCCCCTGATGGGAACATTAGATAATGTGCCAAAGAATGGATAATTTACTGCATTATATTCTACTAAAACTGTTTCAATTTTTCCATCTACTGAGTTATCTCTAATTCTATCAATTTCAGCATTGAGACCTTCAGTTTCCCAATTATTTGGAACACTTATATAATTGGTAGAGTCAAATTTCAAAACATCTGCTGGAGACAATGTATACAAATATTTCCACATGTACCCATCAGACTCTAATCTTGGTGTCAAATCAGTATGTAATGGTTCTTGAGTAGAGATAGCACCAGTGTTATTGTTAGATGGTAAAGAATTATTGTTGATACAGATGTAAACTCTATAATCTCTATTCATTACATAATAAGAAGAATCATACAGTCTTGTAGAAGACGTTACTGGTGATGTATTATAAACACTATAATCATGCCTATACATCTCATATTTTTTACCACTTGACCAAACAATTTTTGGAATTACTCTAATAACATCAGATGAGGTTATTTTTTTGACACCTAAAATATTATCTCTATAAGAATTTAAATATAAGTAATTGTCAGTTGGATTTGGTCTAGAAGAATCCCAACTTGGATAAAGAGAATCTGCGTTTGGAAATCCAATGAATGTATAGTAGTTACCATTCCCAATATCACTTACAAAATTAGAGCAATTTATTATCCTTAATTTGTCAGTTATTACTGCCATTTGAATCTGTATTTTATGTTATTTATTATGATTTTCTGTAGAATGAGAGTAATGATGTATTAACTCCAACTGGAGAAGATGAATAACTTGTAGAACCTATCCCAATAATAGATGATCCAATTGATACAATTGAAACCCCTGTTCCAACATAAGTACCCTCTACATAGTCTCCAATTAAAATGCTGGTTGTAGTAACGCCAATTGTATTAGTGCTAACTCCAGAAAATGTGCCCACATATGTTGCAATTTTAGTAAAAGATGTTATTCCAGAATTTTGTTCATCTCTAGACTTACTTACAAAAGTTCCGTCAATAATTAAATCTTTCTTTTGTGGTGTCCATGTTATAGACCTAAGTTGGGAAGAATTTTCAGACAATCCAAGATCAGAGTAAATATTAGTTCTTAAAACATCAGCACTAACAAATTGTTTAATAATTCTATCATTTTGTTCAAGTGGTGGTGGATTGTAAATGTCCTGAAGAAGAACAAGTGAATCGCCTTCTTTTAATTTAGATGCATCATCAGAATTGAAAGAGTCATTTGTATACCCTCTATAAAAATAAACCTTTACATTACTTCCTGTAGGGATAGGTTCTGTAAATGTAATAATTGAACCACTATTGAAAATGTATGAAGAATTTGGAATTTGAAGAACATCATTGACAAAGATTAATAGATTATATTGAAGTTCTACTTCAGATTCAGATTCAGTATCTAAGCTAATTCTTTGACTATTTTTTGTAATGTCAAAAGTTCTTCTGACACCATTTACCTTATCACTCAAATCATCTAATTTTTCTAATATTCCAATATTCCAAGCATTAAATGTATCTTTGGTAACTTCATTGATTGTAATGTGAATTTTATCATTTGAAGTTTGAGTTCCAAGTCCAGTAGCATTTGTGGGAATTAAAATTTCACCAACTTTGTAATTGTATCCTCGATTGGTAAACTTAAATTCTTTTACATTTCCATATTCGTCAGTGTTAAATGATACTGATGCACCTATTCCAGAAATTGAACCAGTTACTGGAACATTATAGTAAGAAGTAGAAAGTTGATAACTGCCTCCTGAGGTTGTCCCATAAGAAACAATAATTCCACCTCTTGGATATCCTTTAACATTTACATCATAATCTTTTCCAGTGAATCCTGTTGTTCCAAACCCAACAAAATTTACAAATGTTTCTGATGCAGTTTCAGAAAAAGAAAATGCTTCATTAGAACCTGGATATTGGAAAATATTATTTACTAATAAAATACCATTATCACTTGATATGCCAACTGTACTAATTCCAGAAATTTTCAATTCAAAAGAGCTGGAAATTCCTGTAAATTGTTCAGAAACATCATCAAATACGTTATTTGCATCGTAATTTGACCTTAGAAAAACTCTTCCATTAAAACTATTTTCTTCACTTGGATAAAAGAAAACAACTTCAAAATTACTTACTGGAAATTCATTATCAGAAATATTTGAAAATGTAACTTTTACATCATTAATAGCATTGGCAAAATTTTCTGCAAAACTAAAGTTATTTTCACTATTCTTAATTAAATAATAAAACTTTTGTGTAGGAATTTCTTGTGGAGGATTTGACCAAATTACTAAAACTTGACTCCCAGTCTGTAAAATATCAGTAAGTAAATTGAAACTGTAATTACTATAAACAATGTCTGAAGATGGGATTCTGTAATTTATTTTTCTACCTTCTAAAGGAGGTTCATCAAAATAAATGATGTCTTTTATAATATTATAATTGCCAGACAAAACGTCAATATAACTTCCAACAAGTGAATTTGTGAACAAATTAGTATTTGTTCCTAGAACTTGAGGACCTCTAGATAAAGATACTTCTTTTGTGTCATAATTTACAGAAGAAATTCTAACAATTTCATCATTAATTTTTAAACAAGTGCCTAATTTTATATTTCGTAAACTTTCTAATACTAAACTTGAGGGGGTATATGACAATACTTGAACTGTAGAACCAACTGATATTGGAGATTGGATGATATTATTAATTGAGACTAGACATTTTGAGTTTTGTTTAAATGCTTCAAGTGAATGTTCAGTTCCTATTCCTAGAGAAGATATATTAACATACTCATTTGCTAATGCATAAGTGCTTCCCAATGCCACTCTAATATTATTTTTATCTATAACTATGGGATAAACAATATTTGGAAACTGTGAAATTGTTCCACCAGCTCCAGGACTTAAAGTTGAAATTCCTATTGGTGTATCAGTATTTGAATCATTAACATTGTATGCTAATGGTTCTCCTGTTTTGAAAAAATGATTTGGAATATTGATTGTATCTTGAACTATGTTTACAGTACTAGAATCTTCTGAATTAAAAATTTTATAAAAAATAGCAGACGTTTTATGCTTTAATGGAAAAGAAGTTCTCCCATATATTGATGGTGTGTATATTGTTCCTACTTCGTTAATGGGCATTTTTATGAATATTTATTATTGATTTGGAGATAGAATGTTTGCTTCATAAATTTTAATGGTATAATTTGCAGAGGTTACAGGGTTGAAAGACAAAGTGTATTCATTTTGTGCTAAACTATAATTGGTTTCAAAAACTATGTCAGTCAACTCAATATCACCATTAATATCATATACAATATTATTTAAGTAGTCACCAGAATGAACTGAATTTAATTGTACTATTGACCTGTAAGTTGTAATTCCAGTATCTTGAGATATCTCCATAATATATTTGGTAAACCCATATATTCCAGATACAGTTGAAATTCCAGTAGATAATGAATTTGTTGTTATTTCTGAACTTGAAATTTTTGAAAAAGTTTTGTTAATACTATCATATCCAGCATAAGTATTTGTCAGAAGTTTTAGGTTTGCATATAAAGTAACTCCAATTCCAGTTGTATTGTCAAAATTAAATTCAAGATTTGAACCATTTGCAATTATGTTTATGTTGCCATAATTAACCAAATCATTTTCTGCATATTTACTAATAAACAAATCATTTGAAGTATTGGTAAATGAAAGTTCTAAAGATTTGTTGATACTATTTTTTGTAGAAGATATTCCCACAATCAAAGTTCCAGACTTGCAATCTGACAATGGAATAGAATAAAATGTAGAAACTCCAGATGTATTATATTGTTGAGTCAATTCTACATTTTTTACATATCCAAAAGCAGTTGTTGCAACTCCAACCGTGCTGGGAGTAGTTTCTTTAATTGATTTTATATCTATTGATATAAATGGATTTGTTGGTCTAAATGATAAAACTAATTCATTATCATTTGATGGATTTATTTCAGCAGTGAATCTTCCCAAAACAGCATTTGCTCCCAAATTTTCTGCATCAAAATAAGAAGCATATGATGTTAAATCTACGTCATTTGCATTTCTGACTACCAACAATTCAAAAACTTCAGGGTAAACGAAGTCACCTAAAAATCCTTCAGAAGCAGTCAGATAAAATGTATACTTCAATGCTATTGAGTCAGTGCTAAATGTAGAATCTATTGCAACTTCAGGAACAGTGGGCTCAACATTAAACAAGTTTGATATGTCATCTATTGATAAAACTCTATTGTCTACTGATTTTAAACTTTGTCCTAATTTTAATCTACTAAACTT